CTGTCCCATCTCCAACTTCAGATGTTCCACCGCTTAAAGTGGTGCCGACCTCTGAGAAGTAAGAATTTGAGCATTGCTCAATTAGTGGATGTCAGTAGGTGACCACTCTAAAATAAAACCGCATAAAACGACATTAATTGTCTTAATCATAAAATAGGTAAGTGAGAAATCACACCTCAAAATAGGAGAAGTAAATATGGCATTCGCAGCCTTAAAGAAAAGAAGTAACTCAAGTAAAAATGTATCCGATATGATGGATAAGTTAAACGCAGCATCTGGTGCTGGGTCTAACTCATACGTTGACGATCGGTATTGGAAATTGGAAAGAGATAAGACAGGGAATGGTTATGCAATCATTCGTTTCTTAGACGCACCTGATGGTGAAGACTTTCCTTTCGTCAAAATGTATTCACATGGTTTTAAAGGTCAAGGTGGATGGTACATTGAAAATTCATTAACAACTCTCAATCAGCAGGATCCAGTATCAGAGGCAAACTCTGAGTTGTGGAACTCTAACATTGATTCAAATAAAGATATTGCTCGTGGACGTAAACGTCGTCTTCAGTTTATATCTAACATTTACGTTGTTAAGGATGCAAAGTTCCCAGAAAATGAAGGTAAGACATTCTTATTCAAGTATGGCAAATCTATTTTCGACATGATTCAAGCAGCTGGTTCACCAGAGTTTGATGACGAAACACCAGTAAACGTTTTTGATTTATATAATGGTGCCGACTTTAAATTAAAGTCACGTATGGCAGACGGATTTATTAAATATGATAAATCTGGTTTTGAAGAACCATCTCAGTGGTTGGAAGATGAAGGTGTTATGGAGACATTATACAATGGTATGTATTCTCTTAATGCCGAAGTAGCGGAAGATAAGTTCAAATCGTATGACGAGTTGAAAACTAAATTCCTACGAGTAATAGGCGGAAGTGCTGGAACGTCAAGTTTCACTGCTGAAACTGTTGCTGCTACACCAACACCTGTTGCTCAAGCAGCAAGTACGGATGAAGTGCCTTGGCACGAAACTGATACTGCTCAAGCAGCAAGTTCTGATACTGAAGAAGATGACACTATGAGTTATTTTTCAAAGTTAGCAGAAGGTTAAAAACTTTGGTAGTTTGAAAAAGGGAGACTTTTGTCTCCCTTTTTTATTAGATATAAACTACACTTCCACCATTGCCGTGAGGCAGATTTGGAGCATGTGCAGTAGTGTTTCCAGCATACATGTCGCCCTGATTTGTAATATTGGTGACAGTACTGCTATCAACATACGCTGTACCACTGTCCTGACCACCAGGAACTGGAACTGTTGTGAGTTGGTTAATGTCTGACATATCATCACCATGTTGCTTTAGTTGTGGTTGAGGATTTAGTAATATCCGAAGTGTGCCCTCCGTATCTCTTTCCAATATCCAATCTTTTGGTAACGTCTGTTTCAACAGGTTCAACTGTTCTAGGAGTTCGTCTAATTTAATTTGGTCGTTTGCCCGACCTTCTTTATCTGATCCTTCATAAACATTATTGAACCAACCTTTAGACTTTATCATTCGGTCTTGAATGACTCCCATCTCTGTTCGCAATTCAATTTCGGCAGCACTCATTTCTTCTATAGCAACAGCTTTATGAGCATCATTGAGTGTACCTGCAATAGATGCATCACTACTTACACGACCTTGATCGAGTTCATTTACGGTATCATCTTGACTAACATCATCTGGGACTGGTAGCGCATTAAATGCTTTCTGATATTCAGCATCCATGCTTACACCAGCAGGATCTACATCTTTCTCTGGTGCCGTCATCATGTGCATATATCCTAAAGGACCAAGCATCATCCTCCAGTCAAAATGTTCCATCGACGATGTTATTATCGATTTCCTTTCTTCCGATCGTTCTTTTTTTACCTTTTCTGCTTCGATTTTATTTTCAGCTTCTTTGTCAGCATACCATTTCTGATACGTCGCTTCAAAACCACTATCAAATTTGAGTTCATTAGTGAATGGATTCCAGTCAGAGAACTCGGCAGTATCAATCTCCGTTTTCTGTTGTTTCGCCATCAAGATTTTCGTAATCAGTTCTTCATCTTTCTTTTTCCAGTTTTGATGGGTCAACAATGCCTCAAGATGTTCAATGCTTAATTCAGCCAGATTTTTTTCATTTTCAATTTGTCCAAATCCCCCTCCAATATCAACTGCATCATATTTGTTTTCTGCTTCATCCCAACGTTTTTCACCCGCTTCTCTGGCCTCAACATCGTCACCGTATTTTGCTGATACTTTATCTTGTACATTGTCTATGTCAAATACATTAGAGCGTTCTTCCAATGCTTTCATCATTGGCGATTCATCATCAATCAAGTCTTTGCTCCCGAGCACACCAAAACTTGCCCAGTTGGTCAGCGCTGATCCCCAATCCAGTCCTTTGAGTGCGAGCCAAACCATCTCCTTGCCCGTGTTTATTGCTCCATCGACTAATGCCGCAGACATAGGTTTCCCCTCCTGCGTATAATCGTAACCTGCATTAATAGCAGTTTCTGCCGCTAATGCCACTGGCAACGTCACTGCCTTTGCTGCAACAGTTACACCACGAAACCCCCATTTGGCGTACTTGGCAATATTAGATATCGGTTTAACAATTTCATCCGCTTGACTGGCGATTGTACTGCTGAGAGCAGGTGCGTTTGATAACGCCCTCCCAGCATCATCTGCGAAGTGGACAACTTCATCAGTCGCTTTCGTAAAGTATTTCTTGGCAGCAACCCATGTGCCACCTGATCCAGCAATGACGAGAGCGGGTACAGACGTGGCCATATCTACAAATGTATCTACCAAACCACCATCACCATCGTCTTTTTTATCATCTTTTTTATCATCCTTCGGTTTCTCGCCTGGTTTCTCACCACCTTGAGAACCCAACAAGGGTAGACCCAGCAGTGCAAGTGCACCACCAATCCCTGCTGCCATTGAAGCGGATGACATCATTCCTGCACCACCACCACCACCAACTGCCAACATATTATCACGACTCGCTTCATTTTTCTCTCTTCGTGCACGTTTATCTCGTTGTTCATCACCCTCAAGAAGTCTAATTATATCATCCATTTTTTCATGAGTTATAGAAGACATGAGGAAATTGAACTCTCCTAACTCATCAATTTTTTGATGCGTGATGACATCTGCAAAAGTAATATTACCTTCGAACATTTCGTTAGAGAAACCAGTCATTGGGTTAGATTCCTCTATATCAGGTGTTACATTATCTAATACTGTTGATATACCCGCTAATGCAGGATATGTTCCTGCGTCAATTGGACTTGTACTTGGTTTATCGCCTGAAGCATCCTGTAACCAATCAAAGAGACGATTCATCTCAAGAGCATCATCATGCTCCTTTTCCTCTTCCTCTACAGCTTTCTTTTCAAACCATTTTGACGCCTTGTCAACACCCTCAGTTATGGCAGTTTGTATTGCAATAATTTTTACGATACTCTCGATCATTTTTATTATCCTTTTCTTTTCAAGTTCTCAGCTTCAATTCTGTCATTCTCGTCTTTGATGAAACCCTTTAGCAGATCTACATAGATCTGCCGCTCAAATGGAATCATATCATTTAAGTCAGAAAGCGAGTAATTGTGGTGTTGCATAAGTTGGAAGTTGGTAATGTAATGATTCGCCAACGAATCGTAACTTATGCTAAACCGAAAAAACCCTCTATCCCCTTAATCTTAATATCTTCTTCATATCCACATTCAGAACACTTATATTTAAAGGTGTGTTCAAGTGCTGGTTGTTCATCAAAGAACCGTTTAATTTTTGTAAACACAACTTCAGACGTTCCCTCAATAAACGTCAAAAGGTCTTTCTTTGGTGTATCACTTCCCTTATAAATCTTCTCTGCATCAAAAACATAATCAATTGAATCAACAATATTTTTAAATACTTGGTCAGTCTTTGTACTATCCTTGTCATAAGAAGATTCTTCTTTAGCTGTTAAATATTTAAACTGTATACCAATTTCATCATTTATCATTACCTTCGATAGATCTTCTTCGGGGTATTTAAGTTTGATATCATCAATATTAACAGAAACCTTATTTGATGTACCACAAACTTCTCCATCCACTTTATTTTGACATATGAATGAACCCGATATTTCTTCACCCCTGCTTCTTGCTCTTATATTCAAAAACAAAAACTCAACGTCAAACTTGGCAAGTTTCTCTGGGTCAACCTTTCCGAATGTACAATTCCTAATAATATCGAAAGTTGCTCTTTGGATAAATTCAGTATTATCCTTTGCATCTCCTGCATCTTCCAATGCCATTAGAAGTATCTTTTCTTCCTTGACTAAATATGGTCGATATACGACTTTCTCTTTAGTGCTCGGAACTTCAAGTTTATAACTTGGTGTTTCAATTACTGGTAACATAATATTATATTCCTCATCATTATTTTAAATTATTTAATTATTCCTATTCTGCCTGTCCTTCACCAGCAGGAGTGCCGAATTTACTACCATCAAACGGATGTGCTGGAACTTCTACCCAATTCCTAAATGTAAAATTAACAGTGAAGGTTGCAACATCTCCAGTGTCCCAAGACAAATCCACGGCACCTAAACTGGTTGGATACGCCTCCTGTAATTCTACCATGTACTCACATCTACCATCTCTTCCAAAAGATTCTACATAGACTTGAGAAGTATATTCATCATAATACATCATTCTATAAAGTTCTTTATTTATCTCTCCTGTTTTGTATTTACCTTTCAGCTGGCCATGTATTCCCGAAAGCCATGCGTCAAAGAATTTTCTTTCTCTCATATCAGCACTACACAAAACAGTTATTGGAAAGGTGTCGACAATTGCATCATTGGCGATTTTATATATTGCACCGAACCGTTTGACGTCTATTGTTCCTAGACTCTTTCCAGGCAAAGATGCACCTTTTGCCATGAATCTTATATCATTACCAGCATACTCGGATAAATTATAAGAATCGTCCCATTGAGCAGGAATAGTCACTTGGAATAAATTCGTTCTTCCATAGTCCATTCCGTCTGATACTTGATTTGAAAATTGATCAACATTCATTTTTATTTACCCCAAACTGTTTTAGCACTCGCACCAACGAATCGTTGATACGGTAAGTATATAACA